CTCGAATATACCTGTGTTACTTACTCTTTTACCAAGTAGTAACCTCAGGAGATTTAGTTAGATGGTGTACGCACCATACATCTGCGACTGAATCGTCAGAGTGATCGTGGCGGTATTCGCATCGGTCAGCTGCGGATTAACCTGCAGAGCCTCAAGCTTACCAACCCAATAGAACTGCGAGTTCTCGACAGTACCGAGACCACCAACGGTGGAAGCGAACTGCGTAGCGCCCGAGCCAGTCGGCTTAGCATTCAGGAGGGTAAAGCGGAAGACGTGCTGAAGGCCGTCACCGACCATCGTGCCCAGAAGGCACCCAACAGCACCGGCATCCCAATCCGTACCAACGTAGTTAAGCGTGATCTCCATCGAAGGAGCATCAGCCTGGCCCTGAATCTGCTGCGACGTCTTCGAACCATAGGTCGGGACGTTAACAACGTTCGGCGGCGTACCGATAGCCGGGAACTCACGGACGTTATTAATACGAACGAACGTACCAGCGCCCTTCGTACCACCAACGTTAGCGATTTCCGTAGCGAACAGAGCCTGAAATTCCGTCGCCGTATCAAGCGAAGGGAAGTTCGGCGGCGTAGTAGGAACAGCAACAGACAGGTCCGAGAACATGCCCGCGCCGATTGAACTAATATGCGACATTATTGTAGAACTCCAAAGAGATTAAAAGGTATTGTGTATTTTGCTCGTGTTAAGTTTGGGTTATCTTTATCTAACCCTAGCGGTACTAATGTGCTAATACCGAACTGAACAACAGTAGTAGACAGCAAAGGTTTAATTTGTTTCTGCTGTAAATACTGATCAAGCTTGTCCGCAATTGCATGGTACCTAGCAGGGCCAAGACCAGCAGCGACGAATATATCTATGATACACACACCCGATATGGATAAAGCATTAATACCAGTATTAGCCGGAATAATGCTTACCCGAATGAATTCATCCCCAAGGTTGGATGCACTAACATCTTGGGGAATTGTTTTAATCGCTTCAGCTTTCCAAGTATTGCTGTTAAATACAGAAAACACACGATCTTGAACGTCCGTATATTTACCCATATTTAAGCCTCTCGAACAATATCAAACATCCAGATACGTCCAGCTTCTTTTATAACGACATCCAATTTCCAATCGAAACCTTCGAATGTAAATTTATCGTATAAATTCAAGTCAGGAATATCTTTAGAACGAGCAAGAATAGTCTTTTTAACTACTTTGCGATCTTTAGATGGTTTGTTATTTTCAATGGCGACTACCTTGAATGTAACCGGAGCAGCATCGACTTTATCTAATTCACCAGAACCGAAATCAAAGTCAGCACTAACATTCTTTGTGAAAGTCATGGGTTTAGCCAAGTCTCTCATTAGTTTGAAAGCGTTAGAAAGCTGGGTATCAATCAAGTTGCCGTATGCCATTTACCACCTCCGGTACCAAGTATTGGCACCCCCGTTAATAAGCAAAGGATTAATTTGCCGTTTAACAGAAAGAGGGATTTTGCTGGCAGGTACGATATGACTTAATTTAATAGGTCCAGCTGACAATTCAGTTACTGCACCAGTATCGTCAAGTAGTCCGTCATTATTCAAAAGGTGGTAGGCCAACTCAAAAGTTGCTACCTCAACCCTCTTTGGTGTTGGGTTCATAGGAACGTTAGCACCAACGCGTGGGTCAAAGTAGCAACCATTTCTCGGGAAAGCGAGTGATTGGTCTACACTTACAGCAACTCCTGCCCAATCGAGATTATCTAGCATCTGCGTAGCAGTACAGAGAGCACGAACCTTTTGATCAGGGTCTTGTTCATCTGTCCATGCAGCAGCATCTAGACGAGTCTCAAAATAAGCATCAGCTTCTGCGACAGTCACATTAGAGTTTACACCCTTGGTGAGTGCCATAAGTGTTACCTTAGATTAGCTATGGAAGACCGGCAGAATGCCAAGCTGTAGAGCCGAGTTGGTCTTGCGCTGGAAGACACCCTTGCTGGCGTCAGTTGACGTAGCAGCAGTAAGAGCCTTCTGAACAGTTGCTTCCATGACCGATGAGTAATCTGCATCGCTCGGGAACGCCTCTTCAACACCAGCCCAAGTGTAACCAGCCGGAGCAAGCGCATAGCCCCAACGATACCAGATGTCCGTGACACCAGTACCCTTGTAA